GCGCTAGGCTTACCAGTTACAGCTGTAAGCTTAGACATGACATTAGCTACTTCAGCAGCTGCCTCTTTAGGATTCATGCCTGCAGCTTCAAACTCTTTTGCTAGAGGTACATCAGAAGCAATGTTAGCCTCTGTCTGTGTAGCAGTATCAGCAACTGCAGCAGCCTGACCTGTACCCTCATCAATCATACCCTCAGCCTTCTGGGCGGCAGAGGTAGTTTTTACATCAGCCTTAGTAGTCATAGACATAGGATCACTAAGAGCAGCAGCCTGTAGTTCTGTAGTGCTAGGTGTGCCTATACGTGCTACGTTTGCACTAGCCTGTGATAGATTAGCTTTAGCTTGAGTAACTTTGATCTGTTGATCATCTACAAGCTTCTGCATTACCTCACGTTGAGGATCACCAGCAGGGAGGTTAGATAACTGTTGTTGCAAGGAGGTTAATGCACCCTGCTCTTGAGATACAGCAGTCTGTGCAGTGTCTAGTGAAGCGCCTACATCAGTAAGTGGTTTGCCTGCTTGATCTACGCTGTACTGTCTGTACACGTCTAGCTGTTGAGTGTACTGCTCTTGAGCAGCAGCACTGTCTTTGTAGGGATCAGACTCTTTATACTGCTGTAGGACATTAGCTATATTAGATGCTTCTGTTTCTATGTTTTTAAGTTTTTTGTAGGAAGACTTTAGTGTAGTCCCATCAGCATATGTGATAGTCCAGTCTCTTTCTTTGCCCGTTATCTCATAGTCTGTAGGGTCTTGTGGTACGTTACCAGAGGACAGCATTTCAGTAATGCCAGGGATGTTATTCTCAGCACCTGCACCTGTTGATCCACCAGCTATCTGTTCTAGGAAGGGTGCGTAGTCAGCTTCTGTTACACCCTCAGGTGCAGTAGGTAGACCTGTTGAGGGATCGTACTCTGGTTCTACAGGTAATGCAGGATCAGGTAATGCAGGCCCACCTATAAAGTCTATAAAGTCACCTGGCCGAATTATTCGGCTAAGCTCAGGTGTGTCTATACCCATATCAAACCCACCAGTAGTGTTAGGTGTGTTTGCTGCTGCTTGCGAACTCGCGCTCTCGTAATGGATTCCACCAGGTGCCTTGTCGGCATGGTATTGTGCCAACGTGTCGGGGTTTGAGTAATCATTTACAAAGGTTGTAGGAGGTGGAGCACCAGTAAGGCCACCAGGAGCATAACCCCTTTTCTTAGCCATACCGCCAGCTGCCATACCAATACGCTTCTGCGCTAGTTCAGCCATCTTACCAACACGTGCTGCAGCACCAGGTTGAGATGCTAAGAACTTAGCCTGCTCATCAGCCTGCATACCCTGCATCTCAGGTATAATCTTACCCATCTGTTCAGGTGTAAACCCACCAAATCGTTTAGCCATTATAGTAGTCCTTATTAATTACCTATCTTCATCCATATTGCAGCCCCGATGAAGGTAAACACAGCAATGGTTGTTATCTTTATGAAGGTATTCCATATACTCAAGCGTGTCTGACGCCAAGTGTCAAGCAAGCTACGGATCTCACGAATGTCTACAGCAGCTGTCTCATCCTGCAAGCCCAACTCACGCAGGACTAACTTAGCCCCACGCTTAGCTGAACGATCTAGCATATCTTCTAGCTCTTCTGTAGTAAGCTTAATCTCTGACATAGTTAAACCCATTTTAGTGTATTTGTCAAGTGTTATTACGGTTTAACAGGCCAGTCAGACTCAGATAAGTCAGGCCAGTTATTGTGGCTAGTGATGTCACGTAGAGCTTGGCGGTAGTCTGTTTGTTCAGCAGTCATAGTTAGGTCAGTTGAAGCCCACCAGTCTGTCTCTGTTAGTAGTGAAGCACGTGTACCTCGGTGCATATCTGGCAAAGCATCTAAACGATCAGCTTCCTTTTGCGCATCGTATGCAGTGCGCTCTGCGGAAGTGTACTTATCGGACACCTGCCAAGTTTGAACATAAGTAGCGCCGCTGATTACAGGAGTAATCTCCTCACAGTTTTGATACTCTGGATCATACTCAGGAAAGTCCGCGTACTGGAAAGGGGCATAACCGTATGCAGAAACGTCAATCTTGCTAACATCTCTAGGGAAGCTGACGTTTGGGTTTTCGTGTTTTATGCGACTATGTGTTACAGGCCACTCTGTAGGTACACCATTTTCAAGTTTAACGAGCATATCATTTCTCCTTACGGTGTGTTAACATCAGTGAGTGGGAAGGTGCGGATGTCTCCGGGCCATACGATGCGAACGGCTCCAGAGCCACCAGATCCGCCGGGTTTATTACCAAGCTCACTACCGCCCCCGCCGCCAAAATTACCGCCATTTCTGGTGTAGTTACCTGAATTACCCCCAACTCCACCTTGACCATCAGCGCCGGCAGACCCACCTAGTCCCGGGCCGCCAGAAACTGCTGCGCCGCCTCCAAGGCCAAAGCCCCATAAGCCAACGCCGCCACCTGCGTTACTTTCAGCGCCGCCACCGCCACCACCACCTGATCCCGATGTCGCAGTAGAACCACTAGAACCGTTGCCGCCAGCGCCAGAATATCCTGCGGCCCCGCCGCCACCGTCATTCGCCTGACCACCAGAACCACCGCCATCTCCGGCTGTGTTTGTACCTATAAAACTAGCACCATCTCCACTTTGACCGCCTGTGGCTCTGACAATAGAGGTGCTAGAGAAATAACTCGCACCACCATCTATAGAAGTACCTGATGGTAGCTCAGATGTAGATTGGTATATTCCTCTTCCCCCATCACCCACGACAACAGTGTAACTGCTGCCTGGCGTTACGGATATGTTGTTTTTGTAGGCCAGTCCACCACCAGCACCGCCTTTTCTTTGGCCACTAATATCCTGACCACCACCGCCACCGCCAACAACGACAACGCTGACAGACGTGACGCCGATTGGGCATGTCCAGCTATAAGTTCCTGGCACTGCGTATAAACTTTCACCTCTTGGCACTTCTTCTTCTCCTGCAATAAGCATCTTTAATTTAGTTGACATGTTCTACTCTCACTTCAGGTCTAAGGCAGCAGTAAAGCCATACCACGTTACACCACCATCTCTGGTACTAAACGCAAATACATCTACGGCAGAAGCTGCAGAGGTTAGAGTAGGAGCAGTACCACCAGCCCAGTCTACTGAAGAGGGCCACGTTACAGCATAGCCAGTGGCTCCCGCATCCTGAATGATCTCAACGGACATAATGTAAGCTGTGCCTGTTGCTGGCGGGTTACTAAACGTAAAAGTAGTAGCCTCCGTTAGTATGTGGCTGAATGTGTTGCCAGCCTCGCTGTTAACTGTCGTAGCATTGGTAGTAGACGTGACTGCTACATACGTTTCGTTGTAGCTATCGGCAATAAACTCACCAGTTACGTCAACAGCACCACTGAATGTACCACCAGATGCTGCACTTACAAAGTCTGTAGGTATAGTAGGCGTACCAGTGATGTCAGAGTATGCACCACTCGTGGCAACGGCTGATAATGTAGGTGTACCCGTTACATCAGAGTAAGACCCTGTAGTTGCTACAGTAGCTAATGTAGGTGTACCAGTCACCTCTGAATAAGCAATAGCTCCATCAGCAAGGGGATTACCTGCACTGATAAGGTCTGCTAAGTCTCTTGCTTTGGTCATAGTGTGTATTCCTTATAGCTTAACAGGCCAGTCACCTTCTTCAAGGTGAGGCCAGTTTGCATGGTCTGTGATGTCACGGAGAGCTTGTCTATACGTAGTAGTTATATCATCTAAAGTTAAATCTGTCAAGGCTAGATAGTCTGTAGCAGATAGTAGTTGATTACGTTTGTTGCGATTCTTCTCTGCCCATGCTGTATTGTTAGCCGTAACTTCTTCAGCAGTCATAGCTACAACAGTCTTAGCGATGATCCAACGCCCCGTATAAATGGTCTCACCTACCATAGTATCATCTGGTGCGTTATCTGCTGTATATACACCATTAGTCTCACGAGTAGGCTGACTATCAATCACAACTTTATGTGTTGTATGATCGTAGTCTGGGTAGTCTACGTGATGTACTTTCTTTACACCGTAACGTGCGAGAGTAGCATCGCTAATGTTACGAGGAAAACTGATGTTTTTGTGATCCTTACGAAACTGTCCTACACTGTAGGGGTATTGGCCTGTTGCCGTGTTTACATACATTGTATATTCCTTTCTGTATGTCTTACGATATTACTAAAGTAGTGGCTACGGATGCGGATGACGTAGTATTAAGAGTTGCTGTCCACTGTGCGGGAGTAAAACTTGTCTCTGATGTAATTTCTTTACATCCCAGGCCTGCTGTAACATCTTCGGTATCACCTTCGTCTTCCGTTATAAACTGGTCTAAGTCCCCGCCTGAAGTAAATCTTCTTATGGTTCCTTCACCTAAAATGTGACCGACACAGGCAGCACATACTACCACATTTCCGTACTCTAAATTTGCAGCGCCTTGAAATACTGGGTCATCTGTGTTAGCAGTTATTTTTGTATCAACAAGGGTAAGTGTGGGTGTACGAGGGCTTCTAAACACCATTACCTGAAGTACAACAGAACTCGTGGTTGTTGGAAAGGCAGCAGATAAAATGGAATTTGACTCTGTACCTTCAGAAATTTTGTAGTGTATCTTATGGTTTACGTCATAAGTATCGTTGCCATAAGCTGTAGTCAACGAATTAAAGCCACTGTTTGTTAATGTCATACTACTTGTTTGATCGCCGTTATCTTCACCTACAGCATGGTGTACGAGTATAAGGTCTCCTGACACTATACCAAAAGATGTTATGTCTATTCCAACGGAACCGCCGTTAGCACTTGTCCCTTGGCCAGAACCCACAAATTTTACTATATTGGGTTGGATGCCTCCAGCGGAGGCGTTTATCATGTTAAAAATACTCATGTTATTTCCTTCGCTATCTCGGAACCATAGTATGTTATACCACCATCTATTGTAGAAACAGCGAATGATGAAGTCTTACCGTCCTCTGGCGTTGAGGCTACTACACCACCGTCCCACTTAATAGAGGAAGGCCATGTAATAGTGGCGTCACCTGTTAATGAGTATTGAAAAACTGCATCGCTACCAGTCCCAACAAGATACATCTTAGTACCGTCTGGTTTGATGAATAATCCATGTGGTACAGTCTCTTGTTCAGCTATAAGAAAGCTCTGGTTATAGACAGCAGTGGATATGTTCCAAGCTGTGCTTAAACTATATTCATTGACATCATTCCCCTGAGCCCCCAGCACATACATTACAGTACCTTCGGGCTTAAAGAAAATACCCTGTGGTGTATTGTCTTGGGCAGATACACTGAAGCTCTGCACAAAAGAAGCAGAAACTATCCTCCAAGGTGTACTAAGGCTGTACTGATTTACATCATCTCCACTTGCCCCTAAAATATACATTACAGTACCATCATGCTTAAAGAAAATGCCCTGTGGATTAGTCTCTTGGGTAGCTACACTAAAGACTTGTGCATAAGAAGCTGTAGATATGTCCCATGCAGTGCTTAAATCATATTCGTTTACGTCATCCCCCGAACTTCCAGTAACATACATCTTAGTACCATCAGGTTTAAAGAAGAGACCTGTAGGAGTAACCTCTCTGGCAGCTACACTAAAAATTTGATTAAAGACTGATGTAGTTATATCCCATGCAGTGCTTAAATCATATTCGGTTATGTCATCTACCAGTTGCCCAAGAATATACATCTTAGTACCATCGGGTTTAAAGAAGACTGATGATGGAAAGGTTTCTTGGTCAGCAACGCTAAAACTAATGTCATCATAAACCGCTGCACCTAAGTCGTAGATAGTCCCAGTAGTACCCGTAATCTCTATCTGCGCCGCATATGCTACACCTGATGCAGGTGGGTTATTTAGTTCTATTTTAGTGTTGTCCGAAAGTACAGAATTAAAGTAGTGACCTGTAGATAAGTCTAGGGCGTTGGTGATTAGGGCTGTAGAGTATTGAAATACTGTATTATTTGTCAGCCAATATAACTTACTACCATCGTTGTTGAACACTAATCCTCTTACAGTACCCCCTACATTACTGTCGGTATAAGACACTGCGCTAACAGAAGCAGTGCTTAAATCAAAACCCGTAGACAAAGTGTACTCTTGTATAAGAGAGCTACCTGACACGAACATTTTAGTACCGTCAGCATTAAACACAAGAGAATAAGGGTCTGCGATTTGTGCAGACACATCAAAGCTAACACTATCATACGAAGCTGTACTAATATCATATGCAGTAGTAAGACTATACTGATACACGCTATCAGTACTTGTACCTATCATATAAAAAGCAGTACCATCGCTGTTAAAAGCAATGTCACGCAAAATGGTGTCCTCAGAGTTTGTACTAAAACTAACACTGTCATAGGATGCAGTACTTATATCAAAAGCAGTAGACAAAGAGTACTGATAGGTAATGTCACTGCCGTAGGAACCTATGTACATTTTAGTACCTGTGGGATTAAACTTTACAGAAGATGCTGTTGTTGTCTGACTACTCCCATCAAAACTAACATTGTCATAGCTCGCCGTACTAACATCATAAGCTGTCGATAGGCTGTATTGGTGAACCTCATCAAGCACAGAAGCAAATACAGCAATGTACATTTTAGTGCCATCATTATTGAAGGCTAGACCTCCATCATTAGTAAACTGAGACGAAAAACTAAAGGCCTTATGATCATACGCAGCACTAGTAAGTCTGTACCCCTCACTACTAGCAGTCGTAGTACCGTTACTACCTAAATACCGTTTGGCAGTAATGCCGTTCTTAATCTTAAACGCTTCCATAGATTCACTCTCCTCTATTAGCTTGCGTTATCTATTGACTTGACGCCAGTGTATGTCGTGCCACCATCGTCAGTCGTGAATGTAAATACGTCTGTCTCACCATCATCAGGGGCAGAAGGTGCTGCACCATTGGGCCATTTTATTGAAGTAGGCCATGTGAGGGTCATGTTTTGTAGGGTTGAGAATTGAAATACAGTGTCGTTTGTAGAACCTACAATATACATTTTTTTGCCACTATTGCCAAAGGCTAATCCTTTAGGTGCAGTATCTTTATCGCCAACATAAAAGGTATTAGCCGCAGATAGTGTTGATACATCCCATGCTGTACCTAGTGTAAATGAATATATATTTCTATCTGCGCTGTCTGGGTCAATAACATACAGTTCCGTACCATCATCCTTAAACCTAACACTGTGTGGGTTTCCTGATGATGCACTTACAGATCCGTTTTGAGCAAACGAAGCAGTAGATATGTCCCAAGCAGTGCTTAGGTTGTACTCATTTATGTCATCGCCATTACCGCCACAAACATACATTTTAGTACCGTCAGGCTTGAAAGTAAGCCCTTCTGGTGCTGTTTCTTGTGCTGCTATACTTTTACTAGTACTGTCATACGAACCTGTAGACACATCCCAAGCTGTACTTAAAGAATACTGATATACAGTATCGGATGACGCCCCTATCATATACATCTTTGTTCCATCTGGTTTAAAGTGTATATCACCACAGTTTACATCCTGACCTGAAAAACTAAAAGTCTTGCTTGCATAGCTTGCTGTTGAAACATCGTAAGCTGTGGTTAATGTCCACTGATCTACAGCACTACCACCGGGGCCGATAATATACATAGCCGCCCCATCAGACTTAAAGAATAAACCTTCTGGTGTGTTTTCCTGTGACGAAACACTTATACTTTTATCATCATAAACAGCATTAGTAAAACCATACCCTACAGCACCACCAGTAACCTCTAGCTGAAACGCTTGCACATCCCCAGCATTAGCAAGGGGGAACTCTGTGTTTTCCGTTAGTGTGTGATTGAAGTAGTTGCCTGTAGATAGGTCTAGTTCTTCTGTTTTGAAGGTTGAAGTTATCTGTGTTACAACATCTTGAGAGTAATCAACTAAATACACTTTTGTATTATCAGGTTTAATATGTATGCCACCGATATTTTGATTAAACGCATAGCTACTAGATGTTATAGTAGCAGTAGATAAGTCGTAAGCAGTAGTTAGTTGATACTGTAGTATTGCTCTGGCACCGTCACCAACAACATATAAAAAGGTTCCGTCTTGATTGAAAACAATGCCCCCTGGGTTACCTTCACCATCTGATGTTGTAACTAGAGATTTGCTATCGTAGCTTGCGGTAGATATATCCCAAGCTGTACTTAGTGTATATGAAAAAACAGAATTTGTAGCTGCGTCTGCTGTAAACACTCTTAACCCATCAGACTTAAAGTACAAACCTCGGGGTTCTGAACCTTGCGCTGAAACGCTTTTTTGCTGTGAATAACTTGCGGTAGACACATCCCAAGCAGTACTTAACGTGTACTGTGATATAGCATCGCTGCTCTGCCCAATAATGTACATACTCGTACCGTCATCCTTAAGAAATATAGCATACGGTATCGTTTCTTGGGCAGAAATACTTTTACTTACACTGTCATAGCTTGCTGTAGTAACATCCCACGCAGTAGATAACGAGTACTGAAATACGGTATCATTTTGACTCCCGACAACATACATCTTCGTGCCATCAGGTTTGATGTAAACACCTGTAGGAGTATTATCTTGTGATGCAACTGAAAAGTCTCCGTAAGAGGCCCAAGAACTAGGGTCGTTACTAGCCACACTACCTGAAGTAGTACTACCAACAGTAACCTTAATATCCTTGCCTACAGAGACAGGGCCATTCACTACGAAGTCTTTGTTATTAGCCATTATTTAGCTCCATCAATAGCAAGTGCAGCATTGTAGGTAGTACCACCGTCTGTCGTGTTGAATGTTAGTACGTCTGGCTCACCTATAGAGGGTGACGTAGGTGCTGTACCGCCAGACCACTGTAGGGATGTGGGGTATGTTATGGTTGCGTCTGTACCAACTGTGTACTGAAATACACTATCATTGGTGTTACCAGAGATGTACATCTTAGTTGCCTTGCGTCCAAAGAAAAGACCACCAACAAGACTTTCTTCGGAGCTAAAATCAAAGGAGTTTCCACTATATGAACCTGTGGTAACATCATTGGGGGTAGTCAGTGTGTATTCATAAACACTGGTGTTTTCACGGCCAGCCACAAAGACTTTAGTTCCATCTTCATTGATTGCAATCCCATGTACATTATCATCTTGTACACCTACTTGAAGCCAGTCTCCATCATAGGATATGTCACTAATATCAAAAGCTGTAGTTAGGCTATAAGGCTCTACTCTATTTGACCCAGTGTCTAAAACAAGCAGCTTTAAACCGTCTGAACTAAAACACAACCCTTGTGGGCCGGTTGCCTCAGACACACTAGCAGAAACGCTGTCGTATGAAGCTGTACTTAAATCAAAAGGTGTAGTTAGGCTGTATTGATATACAGCATCAGGGGTGGTTGCACAGACATACATCTTACTGCCATCGTTGTTGAAGGTAAGATCATTAAGTCCTGTCCCTGTTTGACCGCTTACATCAAGAGACACACTATCATAACTAGAGGTAGATACATCCCAAGCAGATGACAGTGAATATTGAAACACAGTGTCTGGCGCAATCCCACCAGCGATAAACATCTTAGTACCAGAGTTACTAAATGCCACACCATTAGGTGATAAGTTTTCACTACTTACACTAAAACTTTTGCTGTCATAACTAGCACTACTAATATCGTATGTTACACCGGGGCCACCATCCAACAACAACGTAGCACCACTAGATGTCCCACTAGCAGCAGGGTTGGTTAGTGTTACTTGGATGTCAGACGTTGGGGTGACCTCAAAGACTGAACCTGTGGATAGGTCTAGTTCTGCTGTGTTGAGGGCTGTGGAGTATTGGTAGATGGTGTTGCTTCCTGTTCCTATTACATACATCTTAGAGTCATCACTGTTGAATAGTACAGAACGTACTGCGGTTTCTTGCGCATTAACAGAAAAACTGACAGAATTATATGAAGCTGTGTTTACGTCCCAAGCTGTGCCTAGATCATATTCGTATACAGTATCTGTATTCTGGCCTGAAACATACATCTTAGTACCATTGGAATTAAAAGTTACACCACCGGGTGTACTGTCTTGGGAGGCTATGCTAAAGAAGTCTGACGAATAACCTGCTGTACTTAAATCCCAAGCTGTAGTTAGAGTGTATTGATACACAGTATCTGCGCCTGTACCTATCGTGTACATTTTAGTCCCATCAGAACTAAATTCTAAACCTGTTGGCGCTGAATCTTGCTGTACAAAATCAACACTGTCGTAAGATGCGGTAGACACGTCCCAAGCTGTACTTAGAGTATATTGAGAAACTTTATCCGCAGTATTACCGACAATGTACATCTTAGTGCCATCAGGCTTAAACCTTACTTCAAATGGCGTTGCATCTTGTGTAGAAACATCAAAGCTATCACTTGAGTAAGATGCTGTACTAATATCGTAAGCTGTTGTCAGTGTGTATTGATAAACACTATCATTAGATGCAACGTTTTCAATAACGTAAAGTTTTGTACCTCCGTCACCAAAAGAAATACCTTGTGGGGATGTTGTTTGGGCAGCTACGGAAAAACTAACACTGTCGTATGTTGCACCTGTAAAGTTACCACCCACTTGTTTAGACACAACTGTACCCACAGCCTCGTGATAGACCGTGGGTTGAATACCGTTCTTTACTTTGAAGTCTTTATTGTTTGACATCTACTTCACCTTCCATAGTTGTCTATACATTCTTACAGAGTAATAGCTTTAACTGTAAACGCTGTGCTATTAGTGCTTGCTGGTGTAGCTAGGATACGTACATTGCCACCAGAGATGTCTACATCAAATGTAGCTAGGGCAGTAGCAGTGTTAACCTGCGCATACTCAGTAGCTACAGCAGTAGTGCCATCGTGTGTAATAAGTATCTCAGTGATGCTACGCTCTGTTGCTACGGAGTCGTGCATAGTGATGACAACTTTAACACCATTATACGTGGTTGCGTTATAAGATGCAACAGTTACTTGCGTTGTAGCAGTAGTAGTTTGTGTCTGTACGTCAAAGGCTTCTACTACAGCGTTAAT